CGATTATCTGGATGGCGGGTTCCCCGTTTTACTTCACCTACAAGGACTACGACGTGAACGTGAAAACGGTGTCAATTATGTTGTTCCCGTTAATCATGTTTATGGTGTGGTTCTTTGTATTTTGGTGGGGGTGAGTGATGGATATTGTTGCTACACATGCAAGAACTGCTGCGTCTGCATTGAGAAAGATGAATTCTGTTTACGCGGATTGGGTTGATCAATGTGCCGATGCCCATGAAGAAAATAATAAGTTAAACCACCAAGTTGAGAGATTGCGATTTGTACTGGCATCAATTTTGAGTGCCTGTGAAGACGTGAATAGCCCTGATCGGAAAGTACGTAAAGAGATTGCAAGAACGGTTGGTAAGGCATTAAAGGAGAAAGAGTGATGATGGATTTGTTGTTTTATATTGGAACAGCAGTAATTTGCCTTTCACCTCTAATATTTGGAATTCTCATAACTCGTAAGGAGTAAGAGTGATGACTGAACAAGAAATGGAAATAGCTTTTTTAAGACTTGAAATGATTAATACAAAAACCAGAAATTCATTTTTGTTGGAGACGATAAAAAATCTCACCGAGGAAAGAGAACGATTAATTGCAGAATGCGAACGATATATTGAAGAAGTTATGGTGTTGCGGAAAAATTATGGCATCTTTCCAAATAAGGTAACAGAGTGATGGCAACAAAAAAGAAAGGCATCCTTACATCTGCACCGCAGTGGTGGGATCATCTGAAAGACTGGAAAAAAGTATTTTGGAGCGCAGAGCGCAGGGCCGTCAAAAGAGAAATTAAAAAGGAACTACGTAATGGGCGCGATGAATGACCCTCAACTGTTGGGTTATTGGATTATATTTGGAACCTTGATGTCACTGCTTATTCTGATTTTTATTGGTTCTATAATCTACGATGGTTTCAAAAGAAGGGAGTTTGAACGTGGATATAAGGGAGATGGCCGCGAAACATGGAATAAATATCCGGTCTTTTACAGCTGGGACACAAAAAATGATGTGCCCGAAGTGCAGTCACTCAAGACGGAACAAAGCGGACAGGTGCTTATCGGTAAGGATTGACAACACCGGAATAGGTTGGCGGTGCTTTAATTGTAATTGGTCAGGGGGGGAATTAAACGATCATGCTAGGGGAACTTCATTCAAAATGGCTGGGAATACGGGGGCTGGACGTAGCAGTAGCGGAGCATATGGGGATTTACTCCGGAAAGCGCGAACTGGTTGGGCAAGTAGTACCTGACGTTAACGGCTCCTTGCTTGTGATGCCGTTTATGAAAGACGGCAAGGTTGTGGGGCACAAATATCGGGGGCCGGACAAAGTATTCTGGCAACAGAAGGACGGGAGAAAACAATTCTGGAACGTTGATGTTCTGAACGACCCGCAATTGTGGGAAGGGAAGCAGTCTCTGGTTATCACAGAAGGCGAACTGGATGCCTTGGCGGTCATCACCTCCGGACACCCTTGGGCTGTCTCCGTGCCTGATGGGGCTCCTCCTGCGCGGGATAAAGACGGCAAGCTAATCGAGGTTCCGAAAGGCACTGAAGATATCAATCCCGAAACCGACACAAAATACTCGTACCTTTTGGCGGATTGGGAATTGCTGTCGAAAGTGAAGAAAATAATCATTGCGACCGATTCCGACGAATCAGGCAAAAGATTGGCTGAGGAGTTGGTACGCCGCTTGGATAGGGTCAGGTGCTCTTTTGTGACCTACCCAGACGGGTGCAAGGATTTAAATGAGGTGTTACAGCGGGACGGCGCGTTTGCCGTGTACGAGCTTCTAACCGCCTCTAAACCGTATCCGGTTGACGGTATATATAAGTTCTCCGATTTTCCGCCAGTGGAACCATTGGTTACTTATTCGTCCGGCTGGCCTTCGTTGGACGAGATCATGCGTCTTTACCCGTCTGCGTTCATGGTTGTGGGTGGATTCCCCGGGCATGGCAAATCGACTTGGACGATGCAATTGGCGGCGAACATGGCGATGCGGCACAAATGGAATGTTGCGGTTGCATCGTTCGAAATGCAGATTGTGCCTTATGTTACGAATACTTTGTTGTCTGTTTTTCATGGAGCCCACATAAAATATGCTTCCCCTCAATCCCTCATCAAGGCGACCAACTGGTTGGAAAAGCATTTTACTTTCATTGCTCCGAACCGGACGGATCAGGACAGCGAGTGCGATATCGATTGGCTTATCGACCGAATGCAATCGGCGGTCATTCGTGACGGTGTCCGGATGGTTCTCATTGATCCGTTTAATGAGATCGAACATCGCAAAAGAACGGATGAGAGCCAAACGGAATATATTGGAAGGGCCATACGGAAGCTGAAGGCGTTTGCTCATCAATATAACATTTTGGTATGTGTGGTTGTCCATCCGACCAAATCATCCGCGCAGATGGATAGTTCCGAATTAAGTTTGTACAGTTTGGCTGACTCATCCCATTGGGCGAACAAGGCGGATATCGGGGTTATCATTGGGCGGGTAGGCGACCCGACGATTGATTTGGTTACGGGAATATACGTCAAGAAAATCAGATATCAGCCGGATGCGGGAAAAATAGGGGAAGCGTTCCTGACGTTCGACCCTGTAAATAGGCTATTTTCATAATGACCGAATACGTGTATACGCGGTTAAAGCGTCCTGCGTTCCCTCCCTTACGCGGTTGACGCGGAAAAGGGGTGGGGCTTTCTCCCCCGTTAGTCCTCACCCCTTTTTCCCGTTTTATCCCTTGCATAAAATATAGGTTCTGATAATCTCAACGTGTTGAGATTGCTTCGCTATTTGTCATCGTTGACATATGATCAGAGGGCGGTTTGGGGCCGCCCTCTGGTCTCTTTTATCGAAAAGCAAATTTGGCGGGTTCGTGTTCGATTATTTCTGTTTTGTTCATATCGATCAAATCAAACCCGTAGGCTATCGACAAATCTTCCATTTCATCTGGATCATAACCTTGAAGTTCTTCGGGTTGCCATATGATGACTGCATACCCTTCTTCCCTGATTCGACGAACGGCGTCTAAAATTTCTTCTCTGGTCATGGCGTCCCCCTCACATAGGTTTCAATATTCTGAGTAATTCGAGCGGTTCCTCATTCGAAGTTATTCCCGCAATGTAACCGATTAGCTTATCGTAAGCTTCGGTTTTCGACATGACGACATCGATATCGACAATTTCGATTGATTCGGTTTCTCTGATCGGGTTGGTCATTTTATCGAAACGTTCGGAATTATCACGCGCCCATTGCGTGAATTGTGTAATGTCCATATCCTTTTCAAATGAATATGTGGCGGTTCTGGTGCTGTCGGTTTTCACAAGATATTTTGGCATTTTGGTTTCCCTTCAAATGGTTGGAATTGTTTCGAAGTTTAAATAACTGGTGAACAACGCCCCTGCATTGTTTCCTTCGTCATCAGCAGACGGATATAAATAATTGCCGTCATCGAGCAAAAGAACAATTGATGATTTAGTCCACCCAAGATTATGCATTTCAAGTTCGTTCAAATATCGAACGCCCACAATTCGACGGTTGATTAATTGAACAATTTTATTTTCCCATTGTTTTTTGATTTCTTCGTTCAAAATATTCTCCCCTATTTTCGGTTCCGGTATTGGTGACCGTGAGAGCACACCCCGCAGGATGTGCTCAGGCTGTCACCCTTTACGGTTTCATTTTCTCTAATTCGAACGGTTGATAGGTTTTGTGGTGAATTTTAATCAACCGTTGCGCGTGATCCATTTCCTTGAATATGTCGATTGGCGTAAGGAATTTCACGGTTAGGCGACCGCGACCTATTTTTGATATTACCCCGTGATATCCTTCCGGTGTCCGGACGTGATCCCCTACACCGAAAATTACAAAATCCCCGTTAGGGTTTGCTTCGTATTCATCGAAAGCGAAAACAGCAAAAGTATGTGGCATGGTGTGACCTTTCAGGCGGCTAGTTGGGTTTGATGTGAAGCACGGATAACAAAACCGGAAGTATCTTTTTTGGCTCTATTGCCTTTTGGTGTCAGTACTACAAGCGAACCAACCGGATCAAGAAAACGCAAATCGTGCTTATCACCGTCAACTATCGTTGCAAGCGGAAGTAGTGAAGTGCGATCAATGCTATGATCCATAACAACAGCAACATTTTTTCCTGCTTTCAGTAAATCGAATGCGATTGTGTCGTTTTTTTCTGACCGTGAAAATGTGAGGTGATAATTTGCGGGAAGCTTCCGATTCATGCGAGCGGGATTTTTTGTGTAATCCATAAACTGCACATTCGGGAAAGCTTCAAAAATGTTCCGGTATCGAACCCCGTCAATCTCGAGCGCGAGGCCTTCGAATGCAATATCAGTTGAACCGTTCATCCTTACAGCAAGTTTTAACCCCGCAGCCGAAGCTAGAAGAATAAGCTTCCGAATATGGTAAACGGCTTCTGCCATGAATGCCGCACGTTCGAGCATGAAATATTGCGCTTTACGTTTTCGGCTATCCTTAACATTGTCACTGATAGCAGCTTGCCCCGCATGATCACCTAAGCAAACAAAAATGCATCCTTTCGAAGCATGCGAACATAAATCACCAACCCCGCCAAGAGTGTGAGGGGACATATAGTTGATAGCGTTCAAATAGCCGTAGCCCTCGGCTTTGATTGCTTTCGGATTATCAGTAGAGAAGAAACGTTTAAAACGAATTTGCATTTTCTAACCCCCGTTAGGTGAAACGTCATTGCTTCACTGAGTGTCAAAATAGCTACTCAGTAGAGCAATGTCAAGAGCAATCAAAAATGCACGGTAGTGAGCACTGAATATTATATTTGCGAACTAGTGAAATAATGTGTTGACCGTCAACTGTTAGTTGATTATAAATAAAACACGGTCAATAAAGGCCGCAATCAACGGGGGATAAAATGCAAGTAATCGAACAAAACACAATGCCTGCAACAGTTTTTGCAACTATGCCGCACTTCTCGAGAAGCGAAGGGTATAAGCATGTAAACACAGGGGAAGTACTCGAAGCATTGGCGGAACATGACTTTTTGCCAATTCAAGCTTTTTCCCGCAAGGTTCGGGACGTGAGCCGAAGGGGATTTGAAAAGCATGTTATTCGTTTACGCCGAAGCCATGATATCGAAGCAAAGGGCGGGACTGTTTCAGAACTGGTATTACTAAACAGCCATGACGGAACTAGCGCAATGCAATGTTGGGCAGGTAGGTTCCGGTTCATATGCTCAAACGGTATGATAGTTTGCACCGAAACATTCGGAAAGGTGTCAATTCCACACCGTGGAAATAACGTGCTGGATAGGGTGATTGATGCATCCTATAGAGTAATCCACGAGGCGGATGAAAGCTCACGGCTCGAAGCACATTGGAACACAACCGAATTGACGGTTCCCCGTCAATTGGAATACGCAAGCCAAGCGGCAGAAATCCGTTACGGTTCATTGGAAAAATGCCCCGCCACACCTGAGCAATTGAACACGCCAAACCGTCATGAGGACGTTGGGAATAATCTTTGGTTAACGTTTAATCGCGTTCAAGAGAACCTAGTAAGAGGCGGCATTGTTGGGCAGATTGACGGTAAAAGGCGTTCGGTTCGAGCGATTAGAGGAGCAGAACGCAATGTTTCATTCAATGCGGATTTATGGGCATTGACCGATACATATTCGTAAAATTCACTGAATGTTAAATGTGCAACACAGTAAACCCGCTTCGGCGGGTTTATTTGTTTCTACTGAATGTCATTAATGACATTCAGTGCAGGGCACTGAATATTACTATTCACTAGCTAGTGAATAGCGCGAACTAGTAAAACTTACTGAATATCAATTTTCACTAGCTAGTGAATAATGCACTTTACATATTCTCACTGAGTGTTATATTTAGTTGTCAGTGGATGTTCACTGATTTGCACATTTGATATTCAGGGAGCCTAAAAAATGTTTTACGTAGTTCGTATGGGTTGGAGCGCACCAGTCATCGTTACAAAGATGGATAAGACATCATCAGCCGCTATCGAAGCACTGTTTGAAGGTGCGATGTATTCATCCGGTTGGGATGGTTCGGATTATCTTATCCCTCGTGAGCGTAACGATGTTTCAGTTGAAGTTCTATCGGATGAAATCGTTATGCAACGATTGGCGGCAGGGGAAGTTTACCTTGCTAAGAAGGCAGAGGAAAAGGCGGCAGCAGAAATCGTGGCAGCAGCCGAAGCCAAGCTTGCAGAACTCGATAGCGTGGAGGCAGCATAATGACGAACATTTATCACATTCAATCCACGGGGTTGATTCATATGCCCGGCTTTTTCGCTTGGATTATGCAAGCGGTTAAACCGTTTGACGTTGCAATGGCGGCCCGTCTTTTAGACGGAATCGGACTTCCGCAAGAAGCTTGTCTTGCGGTAATGGATGATCAGTTCCACTGGATCATTGAAGAAGACGGCGAGACAGTCCGGCTTGCAACCTACGAGGTGAACTGATCACCCGCCAGACAAGAAAAGAAAAGCCCCCTTTCGGGGGCTTTTTTATTAGATGATATCGCGGAGCGCATCCCGAACTCGTTCCGTCCAATCGATGTTCTCAATCGCAACATCGAAATCCATATCATCGAGAGTGCGTTGATGTTCATCAACGCTTGTTTCAATCTCGTTTAATTTTTCCTCGAGCTCATCGAGTTTGCTATTTCCTTCCCCTGCATCTTGCCTAAGCTCGAGCTCCTCGAGCTTGGCCTCGATATCAAAAAAACGCCTGTCATTGCGAAGCTTCATCGAAAGTATCGCGTCACCCTGATCAGGATCAGGAATATCAACCAAGCGGCTGGTCAAAAATTGCGCCTCGAGCTTCTCAATCTTCTCAGATAGAAGATTGACGTTCTTGATGAAGTCCAAAAGTTCTGTGAAGAATGTGTCAAGTTCCATGATGTTCCCCGTTAGTTAGGGCGGAATTGCCCTGTACTTTTATCGCACAGCGCACAGCTGATTACCAGTTGCAAGATTGCAAACGCCGCTTGCACCAATGCAATAAGCAGCCTATCCTATCCTATATCACTACATACAAAGTTCTATTATTATACTACTATATATATTATAGTGATATAGGATAGGATAGGCTGGGTGAGGGTAAGTAATTATATTAACTAATCTATAACTATACCCCCTACCCCCCCCTATACACTACATATACTCCCCATAAACACCACCCCTCCCCAACTCCAAAACAAATCCTCACTAATTATCAAATCTGATACTCAGTGGACCCTTAATTTATAAACAGGGTGCACCCCCTTTTTTTTAGCCCCCCACCCACTAAAAAAAATTACAGGGTATTTTTATGTAACTTTGGTACAATGGATTGATGATGGATTATACCAAAGTGCCAGTTTGGTACAATCTAAACGGGGCCGCAGGCTACTCGGTCTCTTTGACCCAGAAGTAATCTACGGTCGTGATAAAGACGGGTGTGCCCTCGCCCATATACGCGCCGATGATGTTGTAGTCGAACCATTCACGGGCGTCGTCTTCGGAGCCGAGTCTCTCTGTGAGGATGTTGACGATCTGGTTTGTGTCGTATGCGACAACAGACGGCCCGAAGGAACTTTCCACCACACCGACAATCGCGTGATCGTATTCGGTCTCTGACAGAAAAAGAACGTGAGGATATGCGTCAGCAATCGCTTCTCTGATTGGATTGGTCATTACGGGTTCCTTGGCTCATGGCATGATTGGCGCTCGGTTAGATCAATCTCTATGGATTGGCGGAGGCCCATCACAGTGTTGCCAGTTGATGCGTTGAATAAATTGTAAAGCTTGTCGTTGATAGGATTTAGACAAAACGATCTTAATGCATGCCCCGTTGACCATTTACAATCCTCGCAGAAGCCGCCTTCAACAATGTCTTGCTCGTTGTCGTCTACCATTGGTTCGGCTCCCTCATTTCATTGGCGGCGTTTAAAGAATGAGTCTCGAGCTCTTTCTTCTTGGTCGCCTTCAACATCTCTTTTAAAACTTTCCGCAAACCCTCGACAGTTTCCGACGTCGGTGCAACAGGCTCCGTTACTATCGCCTCGATTGAACCGTTCTCCTGATAAAAAACTTCGCGGATAGAATACAACTCTCCCTCACCCGCCTTTTTAACAACCCGGTAATTCCATTCCATAAGTCGCTCCTTTCCAAGCAATACCTTAACATAAGACTATCTTGGCTACTGTCAACTGTTAATTGAATGTTTCTGTTATTTGACATTCAACTGCTTGTAGATAAAAATAAACGCATGACAGACGAAACGCCACCACAACACCCGCCTATCAAACCCTATTTTAAAAAAATCTCTATCGGGAAGCCGTTAGGGAGACCAGTTACTTCTGCAAGCCTTAGAAAGGCAGAATTGATGAAAGCCAAGCCCGTCGAGAACAAAAAACCCCGCAAGCACAAGATTGAAGACGATGATATGATCCGCAGGGCTATCCTCGGACTTGCAAAGCGCGGAATGACACTTGACCAGATTGCGGACATCGTCGGTTGCAGCAAGTCTTGGCTCAGAGCCAAATACAATCACGAAATCAAATCCGGCAAAGAAATTGCCGACGCCCTTGTTGTCGAGAACCTATACCAACAGGCAATGAAAGATACACCAGCATCCGTCCAAGCTGGCATCTACATTACAAAAGCTCGCATGGGTTGGAAAGACAAACAGGACGATCACGAACTTGCCCGTCCACAAGTTGTCTTTGACTTTAGCGGCTTAGACTATGAGGAAAGACTCGCACTCCGTTCCAAGCTACAAATAAAAATAAACGGGCCACAGACAATCGACGCAGAAAGCTACGATGAATCAGAATAACAAACACGCATTCAAAGCATCATACCTTGATAGCGCTATCGAGCAGTATCCGGAACACGCGCTTCGGGAACTCGAAAAACTTGATTGCGAAGACAACCTCGTAGATTTTGTCGAAGGCGCATGGAAATATATCGACCCTAATCCGTATCAATATGGCTGGCATCTCGAAGCCATCGCAGAACACCTACAGGCGGTCGCTCGCGGCGAAATCAAACGGCTGGTAATCAATGTGCCGCCCAGAACGTCGAAGTCGTCCATGGTCTCCGTATGCTTTCCGGCGTGGGTGTGGGCGCAGCCGGAACTCGGGCCGCTCTCCGGGCCGCAAGTCCAGTTCCTGTTTGCGTCATACGCCCAGCCGCTTTCTATCCGCGACAGCATCAAGACCAGAAGATTGGTTGAAAGCCCGTGGTACAAAGGCCACTGGGGTAACAAGTTTTCGATCACCTCCGACCAGAACACAAAAATCCGGTTTGACAACAACAAAGGCGGCTATCGCCTCGCAACATCCGTCGATGGAGCGTTGACGGGTGAAGGTGGCTCCATCATCATCGTTGACGATCCGCACAACGCAAATGACGTCGAGTCTGATCTTGTCCGCCAAGGGACGCTTGAGTGGTGGGACCAATCCATGTCTACACGTCTCAACGACCCGAAGACAGGCGCTTACATCGTTATCATGCAGAGACTGCACGAATCCGACCTTACGGGCCACATCCTGTCCAGAGACACAGGAAACTGGGTCCACCTCTGCCTCCCCATGCGAATGGAATCAGACCGCCGCTGCATCACACAATGGTATGTGGATGACCGGGAAGAAGGCGAGCTCCTTATCCCCGGACGCTTTGGCGAAGCTGAAGTTACAGACCTTGAACAACGCCTCGGCCCGTTTGCAGCCGCAGGGCAGTTGCAACAAAGGCCGGAGCCAAAAGGCGGCGGCATCATCAAACGCGAATGGTGGCAGCTGTGGGACGAAACCGCCAGCAATGGCGAAGGACTGCCCAAAACAGTATTCCCCACTTTTGAATACATCATCGCGTCCCTTGACCCCGCATACACGTCCAAACAGGAAAACGATTATTCCGCACTGACAATCTGGGGCATCTGGATCGACCGCCAAGGAAACCAGCGCATCATGCTGATCTACGCTTGGCAAGACCGCCTCGAGTTTCCGCAACTCGTCAGAAAAGTCTTCGAGCTTTGCAGCAAGTTCAAGATTGACAAGCTTCTGATTGAATCAAAAGCTTCCGGATTATCCGTTGCACAGGAAATGAGAACGCACTTTTCCCGGGAAAACTGGGGCATCCAGCTGGTTGACCCCGGCAGAGGTGATAAAGTTGCGCGTACATATGCAATTCAGCATTTATTTGCTGACAAAATGATATATGCTCCTGATTATGAGTGGGCGGAAAAGCTCATTACGCAAGCGGTTTCGTTCCCGAAAGGGAAACATGATGATTTGGTGGACAGCATGACTCAGGCGCTCACGCATCTACGCGCAATCGGCTTTGCACAAAAGCCCGTAGAAATAGTAGCGGATAGAACTGATTCTATGCTATACAAGTCAAATAAGACTCAACCATTGTACCCGGTGTAGCCCATGCCTCTTGCTCCGATGAACATGCGCCAAGTGCCCGTGCAGGGTGTAGATTACTCGAATTTGGGCGATCTGGACGTCGAAGTCCAAAGCGATACAAATGACGACATTAAAGTAGACCCCAAATCAGGCTACGTCAAAATAGAATATCCTGATGGTTCCGTTACCATCAGCATGGGCGGCGCTACACCGTCCGACAAAGAAACCGATTTCCATTCCAACATCGCTATTGACCTTGATAGTTCCACACTCGGCATGATTTCAAGCGAATTGTGCAGGCAAATCGAGCAAGATGATCAATCCCGCCAAGAATGGCTCCAGCAATATGTCGCTGGCCTTGATCTTCTCGGCACAAAGATCGAATCACCCCGCAGTAACGCAAGCGATGGCTCAACCGCTGTAGAAGGCCAAGCAACTGTCCGCCACCCGCTTTTGTTGGAAGCCGTTGTCCGGTTTCAAGCAAACGCCCGTGGTGAGCTTTTGCCGTCCAGCGGCCCCGTTAAAGTTCGCAATGACGGTCTGGAAAACCAATACGTCAATATGCAAGCAATGGCGTTGGAAAAAGACTTCAACCATTACCTCACAGTGACAGCGCACGAATATTATCCGGACACGGAACGGATGTTCTTTGCACTCGGCTTTGGCGGCACGTCGTTTAAAAAAGTTTATATGTGCCCAATCCGTCGTCGGCCCGTGTCTGAATTTGTCAGCGTCAAAGATGTAATTATTTCCGACGCTGAAACCAGTTTGGAATCCGCACAGCGCGTCACGCACGTCATCAAGATGCAGCCAAGCACTTTGAAACGCATGCAACTCCTCGGCGTCTACAGAGACGTCCCTATGTCCCAGCCGCAGCCGCCCAAGAAAAACATCGTGGACGAAAAAATCCAGCAGATGCAGGGTGTAATTCCGCTTTCCACAAGCGCAATGGATAACGAGCCGCGTGAAATCTACGAATGTTACTGCGAGCTCGACATTCCGGGTTTCGAGCACGAAAACGATGGCGAAACAACGGGCCTCCGCCTTCCGTATCGCGTAACAATTGACAGAACCAGCCAAGAAATTCTTGAAATTCGCCGCTGGTGGAAAGAAGACGACGAAGGATATCTTCGCCGTCAGGTGTTTGTTGATTACATTTACGTGCCGGGCTTCGGGTTCTGGGGGCTTGGCCTCCTTCACTTGCTCGGCAACACGACAATGACATTGACCGCAGGGTGGCGGCTGTGCATCGACAACGGAATGTTTGCAAACTTCCCCGGATTTTTGTACGCAAAGCAGGCGGGTCGTCAGAACACAAACGAGTTCCGGGTTTCTCCCGGCAGCGGCATGCCAATTGAGACTGGCGGCCAGCCAATCCAGAACATTGTGATGGACTTGCCTTACCGCAGCGTGGATGGTGGGTTCCTCCAGCTTCTCCAGACGGTCGAGGAAAGCGGTCAGCGTCTTGGTGGTACTGCTGAAATCAACGTAGGTGAAGGCAATGCGGAAGCCCCCGTAGGCACAACCATTGCGTTAATCGAGCAGGCAACCAAAGTTGAAAGCGCGGTTCACAAGCGTATGCATGCGTCCCAAGCGCGTGAATTTGAACTGTTGAAAAATCTTTTTCGCGAGTCTCCGGAATCATTCTGGGAAAACAACCGTTACCCAGCGGGACAATGGACTCCTGAAACGCTTGTGGCGGCGCTTGATAACGTCAATCTTGTGCCGATGGCAGACCCTAATACGCCAAGCCAAGTTGCCCGTATCCAAAAAGCTATGGCAATCAAACAGCTTCAGTCTGCCAATCCGGGCCAGTATGACTCGAAAGCCGTTGATATGCGTGTTCTTTCCATGTTGGGAATTGAAGACGCTGAATCTTTGTTTAATAAAGAACCACAACAAGGCGGCGACCCATCAAAGATGATGGAAGTCCAAGCCAAGATGATTGACGCCCAAACACATCAAGAAGAAGCCAAGATTAAAGCCTTTACTGCTCAAACAGACGCACAAAATCGTGTTGCTGATCGTGAGAGCAAAGAACAAATCGCCATGCTGCAATTGGCGAGAGAAATAGCTGTCCATCCTGAGAGCGCTTCTGAGGCACAGCAATTTATTCAGCCAGACA